AAAAAAGATAAAAAAAAATTAAAGAAAACTAGGAGGAAGAAAAAAATGAATTTAAAAGGTTTAACAGAAAAAAGAGCAGAAAAACAAAATGAAATGGAAACATTACTAAACACAGTAAAGGCTGAAGAAAGAGCATTTACACCAGAAGAAAATGAATTATTTAAAAAATTAGAAAGTGAAATTGGTTTGATTAATGAAACTATTAGTGCAATTACAAAAGGTAGGGAATTAACAGAAGAACCAGTTGATGCTGATGATAAGAAAGAGGAGGAAGAAGAAATGAAAGAACAAGAAGCAAGAGCATTACAAGAAGAAAAAGCATTTGAAAAATATATTAGAGGAATTCTATCAGAAGAAAGAGCAGATGTTAATTTAACTAAAGGTGATAATGGTGCAGTAATACCAACTACAATTGCTAAAAAAATAATTAAAAAGGTATATGATATATCACCAATTTTAGAAAAGTCTACAAAATATAGCATTAAAGGAAAATTAGAAATACCATATTATTCAGAGGATTCAAATGCTAAAGTAAATATGGCATATGCTACTGAATTTACTTCATTAGAAAGTAATATAGGTACATTTACAAATATTGAATTAACTGGCTTTTTAGCAGGTGCATTAGCCAAAATTTCTAAATCACTTATAAATAATAGTGACTTTAATATTGTAAATGAAGTAATTAACATAATGTCAGAAGCAATAGCATTATTTGTAGAAAACGAGTTAATCCATGGTACTGACAACAAAATACTTGGATTAAGGGGTGTAAAATTAACAGTAGAAACTGCATCTGCAAATGTAATTACTGCTGATGATATTATTAAATTAAAAAGAAAAGTAAAACAAAGATTCCAAAAGAATGCTATATGGATTATGTCACCAGAAACATTAACAGCAATTGCTTTATTAAAAGATGAAAATGGTAGATATTTATTACAAGATGATATAACTAATGATTTTGGTTATACATTACTTGGTAAACCAGTTTACGAGTCAGACAATATGGATGAAATTGCTGAAGGAAATACAGTTATTTATTATGGTGATTTATCAGGACTTGCTACAAAGTTTGTAGAAGAATTAGAAATGGAAGTATTAAGAGAAAAATATGCTGACCAACATGCTGTAGGTGTTGTTGCATGGATGGAATTCGATTCTAAAGTAGAAGATGCTCAAAAAATTGCAAAACTTGTATGTGGTACAGCAACTGCAGTAAATGAACAAACTACAGAAGAAGAGTAATAATTTAAATATGTTCATAGTTAAAAAAAGTTTTGCAGGTAAAAATATTGTTGGTATTAAGGGTAAGCCACTAGATCTAAAAGATAAATTACTAATAAATGATTTATTAAATGCAGGATATATAGAACAAGTTGGTTTAACAAGTAAAAAACAAAAAACTAAAAAATAACAAAAATAGTTGTTCAGGTAAACCTCGAAGGGAGGAATTTTAAATGAAAGTTAGTCAAATAACTTATCAAGATATAGCAAATTATATTAGGTTGCAAGAAATTGATGAATCAGATATAAAATTGCTTGAAAATTTAATAACTATTGCTAAAAAATTTATAATGGAAAATACAGGGGTGCAAAACCTAGATGATTATGACGATTTTTTAATAGTCGTTTTTATTTTGTGTCAGGATATGTATGATACAAGAACTTTATATGTTAATAAAAACAATTTAAATAAAGTTGTTGAAACAATACTTGGTATGCACTCTTTAAATAACATATGTTAAATGCAGGGAATTTTAATAAAAAAATATCAATATGCAAAGTAGAAATAATGGATGACAGTTCAGGCTTTAAAAAGCAAAAAGATACTATCATTCTTACTACTTGGGCTAAAGTAAAAACAGTAAAAGGCTTTACCTTAATTGCTAGTAATAGTGATTTTGAAAAAGCCTATACTAATTTTACGATTCGTTATCCAAAAACAAGGATTACTCGTGATATGGTAATTATCTTTAATAATAAAAGATATACCATAGAATATTTAAATAATGTAGATGAAGAAAATATTGAATTAGAAATACAAGCAAAAGAAGTAACTAAATAATGGCAGGTTATAATCTGGAACTACCTGCTGAACTAATTAAAAACTTTAAGCATTTAGAAAACAATACAGAACAAATGCTAGGTGAAATGACAAGAGCAGGTGCTGAAGTTATTTATAACAAAGTAAAAACAAATATGAAAAAAAGTTTTAAAAGTACTGACTCATTAGAAAAAGGGCTTAAAATAACAAAAGCATATAAAACAATGTATGATGATGGAGTAAATACTAAAGTAGGTTTTTATGGTTATAACGAAAAAGGTATTCCAATACCATTGATAGCATTAGCTCGTGAATATGGAACTAGCAAAGGTGAAAAAAAGAAGCCATTTTTTAGGAAGGCTTTTAGGCAAGAAACTGCAATTGTTAAGGCTATGCAAGAAGTTCAAGATAGGTATATAAAAAATGAATGATTATGTATTACTAAAAACTATATTCAATAATTTTCAAGTAGAAGGTAATGTAATACCTGTTGGCTTTATAACTTATAAGGGAAACAGTAAAACATATATTACTTATACATTTACAGAAGATATACCAGTAATTCATGGTGATGATGAAGAAATAGGTAGTATAGCATATTTGGATATTGATATATATAGTAATGAAAATTATTTAGCAATAGAAAAAAAGGTAAAAGAAATAATGAAAGAAAATAATTTTATAAGAATAAGTAGTAGTCCTGATATGTATGAAGAAGATACAGGACTATATCATAAAACTTTAGAATTTGCAAAGGAAAGGATGGAATAAATAATGGCAAGAATAGGTTTAAAAAATTTTAGATATGGAGTAATGGATGAAGAAACTGAAACATACACAGAAATAAAAACACCAGGCAAAGCAGTTGAGTGTAAAGTATCATTAGATTTAAATTCAGCAGAATTATATGCTGATGATGGTATAGCAGAAAGTGATTATACATTTAGAAAAGGTACAGTAACAATTACAGTTGATGAAGATGATGATGAAACATATTCAAATTTAACTGGACATGAAATGTCAGAAACAGGTGAAATTGTTAGAAAAGATACTGATTTAGCACCATATGTTGGTTTTGGTAGAATTATTACTAAAGTTGTAAATGGTGTGTATAAGTACAAAGTAGAATTTTTAAATAAGGTAAAATTTAAAGATGCTTTACCAGATGAAAAAACTAAAGGTGAAAGTGTTGAATTTACACCTACAACTTTAGAAGGAACAATTTTAAAATTAGAAGATGGTACATGGTCTAAAAGCCAAACATTTGCAACTTATACAGAAGCAGTTGCATATTTAGAAAGTTTATTTGTTAAAAAAGAAAACTAATATTAAATTTTAGGAGGAACAATGAAAGACTATAAATTTGAATTTGAATTTAATGAAGAAAAATATGCATTAGTATTTAATTTAAATGTAATGGAAACCATACAAAAACAATATGGAACAGTACAAAAGTGGGGTAAACTTACTGATAATAAAGAAGGTAAAGAACCAAATGCTAAAGCCCTTATTTTTGGCTTTAGGGAAATGATTAATGAAGCAATAGAAATTGAAAATGAAGAACATGGTACAAATAAACCATTATTAACATTAAAGCAAGTAGGAAGACTCATTACAAGGGTTGGAATACAAGAATCAGCAAAAAAACTTAATAAAGTAATAACTGAAAGTGTAAAGGATGAACATCCAAAAAACATATAGTCCACGAGGAAGATACACCTATCGATTTCTCGTGGGTTTTATTTACAGGTATAAATTTACTTGGCTTAACTTCAAAAGAAGTTGGAAGAATAACATATCGTAAATTTAGAAACTTGTATTATCACTACCAAAGGTATTATGACTTTAAGTTGAAAAAAGTAAGTTATGAAAAATTAGAACAATTGGTAATAGAGGATGAAGAATGGTTATAGATAGGAGGGATGTATATGGCTAGTTCGTTTGGTGGTACTGTTAAATTAACAGGTGAAAGTGAATATACAAAAGCACTTAAAACAATAACAAGTAATCTAACAGTTATGGCTAGTGAAATGAAAGTTGTATCAAGTCAATTTGATAAGAATGACAAATCAGTTCAAGCCATAACTTCTCGAAATAATATACTTAATAAAGAAATACAAGAAGGTAATAAGAGGATATCTACATATGAAGAAGCATTAAAAAATTTTAATAAGCAACAAGACAAAAATGCAACAGCCATGATGGACATGATGTTGAATCTTGAAAAAGAAAACAAAAAACTAGAAGAATTTAAAAGTAATACTTCTTCAACCTCTGAACAAATTAAAGCACAGGAAAAAATAGTTAATAGTTTATCAGCA